TACGTCATAGAGTTTGAACGTATGATTAATCCTCTTAAGGGTTCTGAACTAGAGAAAGAAGGATTCTTTTCTAATGATGAACAGACATTACGATCTCTTAAAGGTAGTAAAAAAGCTAAAGAATTAATAGAACTTATCTTAGCTAGAGCTACATTAGAGAAACGATTGTCTGCATACTACGAAGGATTAGTAGAACTACGCAAGACTATGAACTGGAAAGAAGGTACACTACACGGTGTTCTTAATCAATGTGTTGCTAAGACAGGTAGACTATCGTCAACTAAACCTAACTTACAAAACTTTGATGGAGAAATTAAACAACTATTTGGGAGTAGGTATGCTGTTACAAGCTGATGCTAAAGCACTAGAATGGGTATGTGCAGCTTATCTATCACAAGATCAAACTGCTATTAAGGAGATATGGGATGGGACAGATCAGCACACGGATAATCAGATTAGGTTTGGTTTACCTTCTCGTCTCATTGCTAAGACATTTGTTTTCAGACTCATCTATGGTGGCAGTGCTTATAGTTATGCTAATGATCCTAACTTCACTGATACCAGTAAACAAGAAACGTTCTGGCAAAACATCATTGATGAGTTTTATAAAAAGTATAGTGGCCTTGATACCTGGCACAAAGAGATTGTTGAGAAAGCTAAAAGAGATAGAAAGATAACTATGCCTACAGGGAGGGTATATCATTATGAACCAGAAATAAGATATGGTAAAGCTAAATGGCCCCGCACACGAATCCTTAACTATCCAGTGCAAGGACTCGGTGCTGATTTGATGGCTATAGCAAGAGTTAGTCTAGCTAATAGACTAAAGAAAGTGGAAGGAACTAAATTAATAAATACTGTTCATGATTCGATTATAGTTGACTTTAATGAGAAATTATGCGATAATAATAGTATAGTTAAGTTAGTTGATGACTGTTTTACGGACATCCCTCTTAACTTTAAGAAGTTATTTGGGGTTGAATTTAATCTTCCTATGAGGGTCGAATGTCAAGTTGGACCTAATTGGGGTAACATGGAGATAGTAAATGTTAATTAATATTGTTGATGTTGGAACACCTAGTACTAAAGCTTCATCTAATGGTAGATCTTACCAAGAGATTGAGATAACTTACAAGACTGAAAATGGTCAAGTAGCTAATAAAAAACTTATGTCTTTTAGTAACCCATCGGTATTTAATCATATCAAAGGTTTAGCTAAAGGTGAGGTTGTTAGTGTAACGACTGTTAAGAATGCCAAAGGGTTTTGGGATTGGACAGGTATTGGTAATGAAGGAGATGCACCAGTGGCTACACAAAGTAAACCAGCAACTGCTCAAGCAGGTGGTAGAGTAACAGGAAGTAACTATGAAACTAAAGAAGAAAGAGCTGCACGACAAGTGTTTATTATTCGTCAATCATCTCTATCAACTGCAGTAGAGTTACTAGGACAGGGTAAATCTGTTGATGAAGTTATTGCAACAGCTAAACAATTTGAAGCTTATGTATTTAGTAAAGATCCAAATCCTACTAAAGAAGTAAACTTTGATGACTTAGAGGATGACATCCCAGTCTAATGAAAGCACTTATTGATGCTGATATAGTAGCGTATAGGGTTGCTTGTACGCTACAAGATGATGATGCTCAGGACTTTGCGTACTCTAGGACAGAAGATCTAGTTGATCATATCCTAGTTAGTACCGAAGCTTTTGAGTATAATCTTTATTTAACGGGTAAAGATAACTTTAGGTATAGTATATACCCTGAGTATAAAGCCCACCGTCCTAAAGAAAAACCATTCTGGTTAGAACCTATCCGTCAATATCTTATTGCAACATTTAATGCAGAAGTTATTGATGGTATGGAAGCTGACGATGCACTTGGATTAAATCAAACAGATGATACTATTATTTGTTCTATAGATAAAGATCTTCTTATGATTCCTGGTAAACATTTTAACTTTGTTAAGAATGAATTCTGTGAGGTTAATGAGTTTGAAGGACTTAAACATTTCTATAAGCAATGTCTTATGGGTGATAGGTCTGATAACATTAAAGGCATAGAAAAGATTGGTACTAAGAAAGCAGATAAAATCTTAGCTGAATGTGAAACAGAACAACATTTGTTTGACGCAGTTAGGAATGCTTATAGTAACGATGAAGAGTTTAAGATGAATGCTCAGGTTCTTTGGATTAGACAAAAAGGAAAGGAAAACTGGTTAGATGCTTATATCAAACTGTGTACAGAATAAAGATGGGTCATTAGACTTTGAGTTTCATGTAGACCCTAAGGAGGCTGCCTTCTTAATGGACTATGCTATCAAAGAACTGGTGCGTAGGGGTGTCTTTGAAGTTGCAACAGATGCCGTTGAACAGGAGTTAGACTTATTTAAAGAAGAAGGTGGTCAATTAAATTGATCATCTTAATCTGGGTAGCTCTAATGATTTTAATTTATGAAGGAGAGTAGCATGAGTAACGGAAACTCACCAGCATTCCCATGTCAAGATAACAAGAAACAAATCTACACGGGTATGAATCTTAGAGATTACATTGCAATGGAAGCATTACATGCAATGATTGATTCTCAGTGGTCGGAAGACCCTAAAGAATTAGCTAAACAAGCTTATAAGGTCTCAAATGCAATGCTTGACGAACGTGTTAAGTATCCGTAATTACTACTATCATCACGTGGAGACCTAAAATGAAAAAGCTATTGTTAATTATTGGGCTATGCTTAAGTACAAATGTAATTGCTGAAGCTTATAAATATTTACATTACAGGTACAATCAAAATGTAATTATAACTATTTCAAACATTGATTGTGTTTTACCTGAACTTAAAAGTTTATACCCTTTAACTGCAGTAGCTACTAGGATTGACGGTGAACGTCTTCTAGCATGTTATACTCACAAAGGTGACGAAGTTGTAATACAATGGTACAAAGGTGATACAAGCAGATTCCCTGCTAATGTCTTTCTTACTAATCCTAAGATAGATGATACTTATAAGAAAGAACCTACATTATAATGGAGTGGACTGATGGCAGAATCAAAGGTTTTATTACGTCCGTATTGCGAGGTGGGTACAGACGTTGGCCTCCTAAATACGAAACGCTTAAAGAAGCACAAACTGGTAAAAAGATTAACGAACTTACTAAACGTATGGGTATGCACTATAAATGCAAGTCTTGTAAAAACGAGTACCCTGCTAAACAAGTTCAAGTTGATCATATCAAACCAGTGGTTGATGTTAAAGTTGGGTTTACATCTTGGGATGATTTTATTGAAAGACTTTATTGTACCAAAGATAACTTGCAAGTGCTCTGTAAAGAATGCCACGACAAGAAAACTCTAAAAGAGAAAAAACAAAGGATAAAGAAATGAGTAAAATATTACTATTAGATATTGAAATGGCTCCTAATGTAGCTCATGTATGGGGTATCTGGGATCAGAACATTGGTATCAATCAGTTACAAGAAAGTTCTTATGTCATGTGTTACGCAGCTAAATGGTTAGGTGATAATAAGATGATGTTTGACTCTGTTAAAAAGTCTGGTGATAAGAAAATGTTAACTAGTATCCATAAGCTTCTTGACGAAGCGGATGCAGTTATACACTACAATGGTAAACGTTTTGATATACCTTCTCTTAATAAAGAGTTCTTATTGCATGGTATGTTTCCACCAGCACCTTTTAAAGAAATTGATTTACTTACTGTAGCTAAAGGTAGATTTAGATTTGTATCTAACAAACTAGACTATGTAGCACAGTCCCTAGGTTTAGGTAAGAAGACTGAACATAGTGGGCATGAGTTATGGGTACAGTGTATGGCAGGTATACCTAAAGCTTGGAAGAAAATGGAAGAGTATAACAAGAACGATGTTATTCTTTTAGAAAAAGTCTATGAACGTTTTAAACCTTGGATTAAAAATCATCTTAATAACAATGTCCTTAATGGTACAACTGACTGCTGTCCTACATGCCAGTCTAAAAACGTACAAAAACGTGGCTTTAATATAACTACAACAAGTAAGTATCAACGATACCAATGTCGTGCCTGTGGTAACTGGTTTAGAGATGGTACAAATCTTAAGCCAAAAGGTCAACAAAAGCTTGTCAATATTTAAAAAGGATGGTATAATAATACTATGGCTAAATTTCCAGAACTAAAAAAAGCAATACAAACTCAAGTGGCAGGTACACATTACAAGAAGTATGTAATTCAACCTGTTGAATTTATTACTAAAAATAATATACCTTACATTGAAGGTAATATTATTAAATACATTTGTAGATGGCGTGAAAAAGGTGGAGTAGAAGACCTTGATAAAGCCATTCATTATATAGAATTATTGAAAGAACTTAAAACATAATATGCAATTAACTTTAGAAGAGTTGAAAGAACGACTTGCAAATAGACTAGATGAGGTAACTCTTCTAGAGTTATTAAATATTACTTCTTATGATTTAGTAGAACGATTTGAAGATATTATAGAAGAACGTTACGAACATTTATGTAAAGAGATAGAAGATGACTACTAAAATACATGATTATAAAATAGGAAATTTAGGTAATCGTGTAGGTTTTTTAGAAGTAGATCTTACTGAAGAAGAACTAAAAACTATTAAAGATGAGATAAAAAGTATAAAAGAAAGCTTTAATACTTCTACTCCTCATAGAGATTTAGCAGGTAATTTAGAAAAAGAATATACATTAATTCTTTCTAAAGATGCTATTTCAAAACTCCTTAAACCTTACATTATAGAACTTCAAGAAAGAGTAGGAGTTGTTCATGATGTTGCTATTAATAAAGAGTTTTTTCCTTATAGTCTTACAAGACTTTGGGTAAACTTTATGAAAAAATATGAATTTAATCCAGTTCATATACATAGTGGTACTTTTAGTTTTGTATTATGGATAGATATACCTTATGATATAAATGAAGAAATGGCTAGACCTTCTAGTATAAATTCTAATTCATGTTATCCTGGTAATTTTCAGTTTATATTTTATAGTCCTAATAACCAAATAGAAACATTTCAAATACCAGCAGATAAAAAATGGAATAACAAATTAATAGTATTTCCAGCTAATTTAAATCATTGTGTAGATCCTTTTTATACATCTGATGACTACAGAATTTCTGTATCTGGTAACTTTGAATTTGATGTTACTGAATACTTTAAGGAGTAATAATGTTTTTCTTTAAAAGAAATAAAATAATAGTAGATGCTTTTGTTACTGATGAAAAGTATATTAATTTATCACCAATAGAACGAGCATCTAAACACTGGCCTGAGTGGTTTAAAAATACACCTAATAGTTATGGTCATGGTGTTATAAAAGAATCAACAATT